TCACCATGGAGTTTACCAAAACCTGAACGTAAAGTTCAAGAAGGTAGGAAGAAAGGAAACAAAACATTTTACCAGTCGCACAAGTGGCGCAAGCATCGCAAGTTATTTCTTCAATCAAATCCATTGTGTGTAGAATGTTTAAAGAAAGGAAGAACAGAACCTGCAACAGTAGTAGATCACATCACTCCTATCAATCAAGGTGGTGATGCTTGGAGTTACGACAACCTTCAACCAATGTGTTCTAGGTGTCATAACAAGAAATCAGGTAAAGAAAGGTGGAAAAAGTAGTAAAAATGCAGTAAAAATAGCGGGGATATGGGGTAAAATCTTAAAAGTGATATTGCCTGACAACCGCACCCAAAGTCAGAAACAAACGAGCAGATAGATATATAAAGGGGGGTTAAATAATTGATAGTCAATAATATGGAAACAAATTTAGCAATAGCGTATAACGGAGTAAATGAAGAAAAAGAGAAGGTTTTGACTTCTGAGGAATTAAAATTCTTAGAAAATCTTCCAAAGTTAGAAAGTTGGATGAAACTTCCAGCTAAGGCAAAGAAGATCTATGCTTGGTTGGGTTTAGAGTTTATCGAAACTAAAAAGTTGAAAGCGGTCCACATCAATCACCTGGCAATGTTAGCCAATGAGATTTACACTTATTGGTTTGCCAATGAGGAAATAATGAAACGTGAAAAAAAGCAAGTTGGTTCAGGATTGATACAGGTATTCCAATCGGGTGCTGCAAATGTAACAGCATATTACACGCTTCGCGAAAAATCGCTGAAACATGTTCTTACTCTAGGAAAACAATTTGGTATGTCAATAAAAGATGACAAAGAACTTGATTCGTTCATAGATAATTCTCAGACAAAACTAGATCTATTTTAATGCAAACAACTCAATCTAAATATCGTGAATTAGCAATACCTACTCCAATGCTTGAAAGTGTTCCTTTTCAATTTGCATTTGATGTTTTGGAAGGAAGATTTGTAGCGGGTGAATTTTTGAAACTAGCTGTAGTTAGGTTTTTCGAAGATTTAATTCATGCAGGTGAAAGAGGTTTTGTGTTGGACCATGCAGCGGGAATGAGGATTGTTGAGTTTTTTCCGAAGTATTTAAGACATACTAAAGGAAAGTTTGCAGGTAAGCCATTTGTGTTATCTCCACATCAGGCATTTGAGTTGTATAACATCTTTGGTTGGAAACATGTAGATACAGGTTTGCGAAGATTTAAGGAAGTGTATAATGAAGAAGCTAAGAAGAATGGAAAGACTGCAAAGTTGGCTGGTCTTGCTATTTATATGCTTGGATTTGATGGTGAGCAAGGAGCACAAGTTTTCTCGTTTGCTGTAGAAAAGGCACAAGCAAAATTGAGTTTTGAGCAGGCACAAGAGTTTATTCGTAAATCAGTGAAGTTGCGTCAATATGGATTTGAAGCACATAACTACAGAATTAAGCATACACCTTCTAATTCATATTTTGTGGCATTGGCAAGAGATAAGAAAGATGATAAGAACGATGGAATTAACACACATCTAGGAATTGCCGATGAATATCACGCGCATCCTGATAATAAGATCTATGAGATTGTAGAATCGTCTATGACTTCCAGAGAGCAACCATTGATGATAAAGATTACTACTGCAGGTTTCAATAAGCAAGGTCCATGTTATCAGAATAGAAAAGTAGCAATTCAGATATTAAGAGGTAATCTGATTGATGACACATCATTTGTGATGTTGTATTCATTGGATCCGCAAGATAATCCGCAGGATGAAAGTGTATGGCAGAAAGCAAATCCTAATCTAGGAGTTACTGTTATCAAAAAGAATTTAAAAGAATCGTTGGTTAAAGCAACTAATGAAGCTTCAAAGATGCCAACATGGTTAACTAAAAACATGAACATCTGGACTGATAGTTATGCTACATGGATAGATAATAAGTATTGGAAGGATGCCGAAGTACCATTTGATGAAAAGTATTTCAAAGAAGGAGTTTACTTAGGTTTCGATTTAGCATCAACAAAAGATATTGCGTGTTTGGCTATTTCGGGAAGATACGAAGGGAAGATATACACAGACTATCGTTTCTATGTTCCGCTAGATAATCTTAACGAAAGAAACGAAGATGATAAATTCATGTATAAGCAATGGATTCAAGATGGTGATTTAATAGCTACTCCTGGTAAGTCTATTGACTACGAATACATCATAAAAGATGCTATATCGTTCAAAGAAAAATATGGAGTTATAGAAGCAGGAGCCGATCCGTTGGGTATGTGGAATATATCTACAAAGTTGGCTGAAAATGATATTGAAGTAACATCGGTATCGCAGAACATCACTACCCTATCGCCACCATCAAAGAATTTCGAAAAGATATTATTAGATGGAACCTTTCATCATTTCGGAAATAAGGTAATGGCATGGATGATGACTAACGTGGTAATCTATGTAGATGTAAACGAAAATATAAAGCTACGTAAGGAACGTGCAGAAGATAAGATTGATGGACCAATAGCAACTATTATTTCGCATGCTGTACTGATAGCAGATGAAAACAACACAGAAACAAACGAAAGTAAATACAACAACGAAACTATAATTTTCAGTTAACTATGAAAGTAATAAAGAAGGTAGTGTACATCGAGAAATCAAAAGTTGATTTGTACCATTTGTCGAAATTCATAGATAGATACTTCTCATATCTAGCAGAATCGCGGACACAAAAAGAAGCTTGGCAACAAACCGAAAAGGAATTTGTATCGGTTTTTGGAGAGCAAAGATTTTCATCATTCGACAGTTTCAGGAAAATTAGGAATGGTTATCTGTTATCGAGGCAACAACACATCATAAAAAATACATAATGGAAGTAACAACAGTAAATATCGGCAAGAAAGCACGACACAATTTTTACGGAGTAGTACAAATAATAGGAATTAAACAAACAAAGAAATGCAAGCAATTAAACTACGTGGTATTAACCAACCTGCATCAGCAAATAACGGTAGATCCAAAGGAACTAGAATTACATATACCGCAATCGGCATCAATTGGACAGAAGTACACTATCCATCATCGCTAGCAGAGATAGAAGAAATAAAGAAAGGATATAGCGCTAAGTATAGTGCTGATGAAGTAGAGTTTTTAATTCAAGATGATATTTAATGAGGTATAAAAAAACAACAGTTGAAGATTTTAAGCATCAAGTAGGCGAATATATAAACGTGAGATTTAGAGATAGACATGGATCGTATATAGAGAGATGTGTTATTACTAGAATTGATACAAGTATTCAATTTAAAAAAAATGTAGTTCATAATCTGATGGTATTGGTTGGGGCAGATGCCGAATCAAGAGCAATTAGTTTATTTCAAATAGAAGATACACCACAACTAAACTTATTCTAACCATGAAAACACCAGAACAAATAGCAGATGAAATAATAGAAGAAATGCGTAGATCTAATCTAACAGCGTTACAGATGTTAGAAGTAATAGATTTAGCAAAGAAAAAGTATCATCAGCAGAAACGATGCAAAAACAACTGTAAGATAATGCCGTACATAGGCACACTAGAGAAATGTGAAACATGCAACCAAATATTTAATTAGTTATGAAAGCAAAGGAACCATTAACAAAGTTTAAAGTAATTGGATTAGAACCAAAGCACGCTCAAAAAGTAATGACAGCACATACCAACGATGAAATGATCTTGAAAATAAGAGAATGGTTGAGATTTAGAGGAATTACTACATATAAAATTGAAATATTATGAAAACAAAGAAATGTAGAGTATGTGGCGAAGTAAAGCCGATAACCGAGTTTGCAATCAATAGAGGTACAAGAGATGGTAAACATAGTTTTTGTAAGAAATGCGGAGTAGTAATGAGTTATAAAAGAGTGTACACGTATTGCGGACTAGAAAACGATATTACTGGATATGCTATTGGCAAAGCATTAAGTTCGAAGGTAAAAGCCAAGTATTATATACCTGATGGTGTAAAATTTACTGAATAGTTATGAAAAAATGGACTACAGAAGAAGAACAAAAATTGATAGAGATATATCCCGAACTATCAAATAAAGAAATAGCTGAGATATTAGATATAACTCTATCATGCCTTAAGAATAAAGCTCATAAGTTAAAAATATATAAATCGGAAGATTTTAAAATAAGGCAAAGAGCATTAGGACAGTTCAAGAAAGGCAACAAACCGCACAATGTAGGTAAAAGACAACAAGACTACATGAGTGCTGATGCAATAGAAAGAACCAAAGCTACAAGATTTAAAAAAGGTGATACACCTATAAATCTAAAACCAATAGGATATGAAAGGGTTAGTGTAGATGGATATGTAGAAATTAAAACCGAAAAAGGATTTAAGTTAAAACATCGGATAGTATGGGAAAAAGAAAACGGACCAATTCCTAAAAACATGCTGATAACGTTTAGAGATAAAAATAATATGAACGTGAAAATAGAAAATCTTGAAATGATTTCAATGCAAGAAGCTATTCTACGAAACTCAATCAATCAATATCCAAAGGAATTACAAACAGCTATAAAACTGAAAAATAAAATCTTAAAACACATACAAAATGGCACAAAATAAATTATCAGACTTGAATAACATCTTATTTGAAACACTACAAAACTTAGTAAATCCTGATGTAGATGAAAACAACAATCCTATCAATCCAATGGATCCACAAAAAGCCAATTCAGTAGCTAAAATAGCACAAGTAATGGTTAATAATGTAAAAGTACAGGTAGATGCGCTAAAGTTGGCACACAAAGGACATGTGAGAGTAGAAGATTTGCCACAGCATATAATTGGAGGTGAAGAAACAAAAAGTATAGATAACTAAATATTATATCCATGACACTAGAGCAAAAACAAGAAGCAGCACTAAGAATATTGAAAATGGTGATAATGCTAGATATGATAGATTCCGAGCTACTAAGTTTAGGGCATAATTTCAAAGGAGAACCAAAACAATTCATCAACAATACACAGAAAGGAATTGCCAGGCGATTTGGTAGAATGATTGCCGAAGTATTTGATGTAGATATTCAGAAAGAAACTGAAAACCTCGAAATGATACAAGATCAGATTAATAAAGTAATTGAAGAAAATGTAATAATTGACTAAAACAAATACAATGATAGACTTACAAGAATACTTCTCAACCGAATGGAAAATAACAATAGTTATTTTAGGAATAGCACTACTGTTATTCCTGTTAAAAGATATTTTCAAAAACATAAACAAATAAATATCATGCACAGACAAAAGATACCAGTAGAGCAATATAATTATCGTGGAGAAAAAATAGGCGAATACAAATCAATGGGTGTAGCGTCTATTAAAACAGGTATTTCGGTCCCTTCAATATCCAAAGCATGTAAAGGACAAAATAAGAAAGCAGGTGGTTATTTTTGGAATTATAAAGAGTAAAACATCTAAATTAGATGTTATTTAGACATTTATTAGACATTTATTAGACATTTACTAGACATTTACTTTATGTAATTAACCATATAGAATAATTAGTATGGCACTATTTAAAATACAATTTACAAGAACAATTACTTCATCACCAGAGTATGACTATGTAGATGCGACAAGTAGAGAAAATGCAATGAATATATTTTATGGCATTAATCCAACTTTTTATGTGACAAGTGTTGTTGTATTTAATATGTAATACATGCATTGTAAAAAAAAGAGAAACAAGAGGAAAAAACTTCCACTATTTTAAATCTAAAAGGCGTGAATTTGTAATCAGAAATAATTATAAATAACACGTCTTTTTTTGTGAAGAATCCAGTTGCATCATTAATTACAAATATTAAGTCTAGGTTTTTGCCTACGCAAGGTACAACAGTATCTTCTATCCCATTAGATTTCTTGATGGATTCTACGCAAGTAACACCAGATACCGCAAAAGCTTTCTCAGCAGTTTTTGCGGCATCTACTCTTATTGCCGAATCGTTGGCTACTATGCCTATCCATATTTTTAAACGTGTAGGAAACAAGAGAGAACGTGTAAATGGCAAATTGCAATATCTGTTAAGTACAGAGCCAAACAAAAAGTTTTCGGCAGTTACTTTCAAAGAAGCATTAGTTCTACGTGCATTATTGCGTGGTAATGGATATGCCGAGATAATTAGAAATGGTAATGGCGAAATACAATCGTTCGTGTTGTTACCTACAGATCAGGTTGAAGTATTAGAAGCTAATGATTTTGTAGTATACAAATACAACGGTCGTAATATCCATCAAGATAATATGTTGCACTTAGTAGGTCGTATGTCAGAAAATGGCATTACAGGAATGAGTGTAATAGCAGCAGCAGCAGCAGATATAGGAGTAGCATTAAGCGCACAGAAATATGGTTTAGATTTCTTTAAGAAAGGATCTTTATTACAAGGCTACATTACTACAGATAAATCTTTATCTACAACTGCAAGACAAAATAATGCAAAAGCATGGAACGAAAATTATTCAGGAGGAGTTGGGCACCACAGAACCGCATTCTTAGACGAAGGTATGGAATACAAGCGTATAGGTATAGCACCAGAAGAAGCTCAATTTATTCAAACACGCAAATTTAGTATAGAAGATATAGCGCGTTTCTTCAATGTTCCGCCACACAAAATTCAGCATTTAGAAAAATCATCATTCAACAATATAGAGCAGCAAAACCTAGAGTTTGTAATAGATTGTTTACGACCATGGGCTGTTAAATTAGAAAAAGAAATAGATCGTAAGTGTTTCAAGGAATCACAGAAAGGAATTTATTTTTCTAAGATAAATATGGATGCATTGTTGCGTGGCGATACTGCTGCTAGAGGGCAATTGTATAAGGATTTATTTTACATAGGAGCATTATCGCCAAACGATATTAGATCAATGGAAGATATGAATCCTCGTAATGGAGGTGATGAATATTACACTCCTGTAAATATGAGAACCGATGAAGAAATAAATCAAAAAATTAAGAACGATGGAAAATCTAAATAGAGATATAGGTTTTGAACTACGCAAGTTCGACGAGGAAAGTCGTATAGTTCAATTTGTAATAAGTACCGAAACAAAAGATGCACACGGTACAGTAATTCCTATTGAAGCATGGAATCTTGAAAGATACAACCGTAATGGTGTAGTACATTATCAACACAGATATAATTCTGATGATCCTGATAATGTAATAGGAAAAGGTAGAGTATGGATTGAAGATAGAACACTTGTAGGAGAAGTAGAATTTGAACCTGCCGAAATGAATGCATTAGCAGAAAAAGTATTTCGCAAAGTACAGTTCGGAACATTATCTGCTACATCAGTAGGTTTCCTATCAAAGAAAGCACATTGGGGAGATAGACAAATGCAAGAAGATGAAGATACACTTTATTTCGACGAAGTAGAGTTGTTTGAGTTTTCAATAGTAAACGTTCCATCAAATCCTGATGCAGTAAAACGTTTTGTGGAAGAATATCCAAAGCCGCAAGCGCAAGAAGAAGAATCGAAAGCAAAGTCGTCTTTTGACGAATATGATGCTCGATATTTATTATTAATTAATTAATCATTAACACGATGAGAACATCTAAGATGGTAAAAGAAGAAAGAGCATCAAAGAAAGAAGCTCTTAAGGCTTTGCTTGAGTTAAAGCAAGCAGAAAAAAGAAACTTCACAGAAGATGAAGTAAAACAATTTAACGATTTCGAATCAGAGATCAAGGCATATGATGCTGAAATTGCACAATTAGAAGCAGAAGAAAAGGCAGCTATGAGAATGGCAGAGCCAGTAAACGACTACCCTACTCCATCGCAATCAGGAGATAAAAAGGAAAGCCGTTTCTTCCAGGAATTAAGAAATGTAATTTCAGGAAAAGGTCCTTCTGTATTAACTGTTAATCCTAATGAGTTAAGAGCAGTAGGTACTGCAAGTGATGGTGCTGCAATTGCTACACAATCAAAAGGATTTATCGAAAGATTATTGCCATATATGGCTGTAGGTTCTATGAATCCAGAAGTGTATTCAGGGCTTGAAGGAGCAGGAAACCTTATTGTGCCAAGAGGTAAGAGTGCAGTTGCTAAGTGGGTTGGCGAAGGTAGTAGTATGACTGGTCAAACAGGTGGTTTTGATTCAGTAGTAGTAGAGCGTAAAACACTTTCAACTACAATTGTTATCAATAACAGTTATGCATTAGCTACAGGTTTCGATGCTAATCAGAGATTGATTGACGAGTTAAATAGAGCTATTGCAATTGCATTAAACAACACAGTATTAGCTGGTGGTGGTGCAAACGAGCCAAAAGGTATTTTATCTACTACAGGAGTTAAAGCTATTGTTAATGCTAAAGTAGATGCTGATACAGTAGTAGCATTGAAAAAAGAAATCAGAAAGCTAGGTATCACTAATAGTCAAGCATCATGGGTATTTAGCACAGGTGATTACGGAACATTAGAAGATACATCTCGCGATTCAGGAAGTGGAGCATTTGTAATTACTGAGAACGGAAAAGTTCACGGAATGCAAGCGCTTATGGATGGTTCGTTAGCTGATGGTTCGGTAATTGTTGGTGATGGTAGCGGAATCAAGATTGGTCAGTGGGGTAACTTACGATTAACTGTTGATCCTATTTCTTTAGCAGAAAACGACCAAACTAAGATCACAATCAATATGACATGTGGTGTTGGTATTGATGACACAAGATTTGTTATCAATAAAACTGCTTCAAAATAAAAGATTTCAATAAATCTTTTCATGGTTAGTTTGGAATAGTAACCGAAAGCCGTGTTGGTAACATAGCACGGCTTTCTTTTAAAATAATAAGAAATAAAACATAGGTACAGATGGAATATTACAAACAAATAGGAGATAACAACTCAGCAGAGCCTATAAGCTTAGATGAGGCTAAATGGCATCTTCGTATTCTAGGTACCGATGAAGATGTATATATTTCTGGACTTATAGCATCTGCTCGTAAATGGGCAGAATCGTACACTAATAGAGATTGGAAACAAAAAGAGTACGAACTAACTATTTCTGAATTTAAGTACGATTTCGAGATACGTAAATATCCATTAATATCTATAAATCTATTTGAATTAAAGTTAGCTGATGGATCTACAAAAACATTAGTTGAAGGCAAAGATTATCTAATCTATTATGTAGAAGATGATTTTGCAAAGGTAAAGTTAAGAGAAGAACATCTGCTTCAAGATGTACCAGATGCAATGAAAATTCATTTCACTACAGGAACAACTATTATAGATGAAGATGCTGTTGCTGCAATGAAACTGAAAATAGGTACACTATACGATGTAAGAATAGATACAAAACAAAAAGACGATACAGCAGCCGAAAACTTGCTATATCCACATCGTTTAAACTCAATGTTATGATAGATAAGAGGTATTTGCAAGCGGGCGATTTATCAGAAAAGATAACAATCTATTCTACTAACGAAATTGGCGAAGATGTTTTGTTTGCTCATGCTTATGCTAAAGTAGAAGATAAAAACGGATTAGAAGATTTAGAAGATCGCGGAGTAGTTTCTATTGCTACAGTAGAATTTACTATCAGATATATGGATAATGTAGATGTTACATTAGAAATAGAACACCAATCGCAGAGATACGACATCCGTAATATACAACGTATAGGAAGAAGAAAGTTTTTGAAACTAACTACGCAAATTAAGGAGTGATG